TTTTCATGGTCACCTATCTTCTTTACTCTAGCTGACATATTTGTTGCAGTAGTTGTTTGCACAGCTAATGTTTCTTTTCCTTTTAAGGCTAGTATATCTATAAAACCAAACAGGTCTTGTCTTGTCTTACTCCAATTATTCCAATGCTCTGTAATCCAACATGTATATCCTTCTTCTCGTAGCTTAGCCAAACTCAATTGAGTAGGTGATTTAGTTGCCATCAAATTGACTTTCGTTAGGTTTAGATATTCCGTCTTTAAATCTTTTCTCTACATCACCGGTGGACTTATTAAGTTCGTATTCATAAGTGTGTGGTGATACATCATCACTATTCTTTTCCTTTTTGAATATCTTGTCCCAGTTGTCTTGTGCTTCTTGTTCAGAAATTAACAATGGTCTTCTTCCAGAACCTTTACTCATTTATTTTACTCCTAAATGTCCGTTAGTAAATAACCAACCTATAGTTTTTCTATGTGCTTCTTCCCATGCTGCTATTCTATCATGTTTGTCTAATGACTTATCATTATCTATCATATGGTGGCATTGATGACATAAAAACGCTATGCGATAATCATGAGATTTAATTCCTGTGCCTTTGCCATCTCTGAGTTGATTAGAGTGTGCAGCAACAACTGTTCCGTCTTGCATAGAACACATCATACATGATGCACCATCTGCTAGTTTAAGTAGTTTTGCGTTTCTGTAATTCATTACACACCTTTGTCATCCAGTTAATTAAATCATCAGGAGTATACTCACGTTCATATTGAGTGCATCTTGATGTATTTGGTACTTGGCCTGTCATAGATTTTAATGGAACACCATCTCTTTTAGGTATTGCAGGTAAATCTTTATAGCCAATACCACAAATATATAAATGAGTTGGTTTACTTGCAACATGACCAAAATCATATTGATTAATTAATATTGTAAATCCTCCAAATTCATCAGGAAATTCATTTGGCTTAGGAAGACTTGCTTCTTTCCATAATTTACTTCCAGCAGGGTGTTCTAATATCCCACCATTAAGTCTCACTTGTGCTAAAGAATAATAAGCTAATTGTTTTTCATCTGGTCTTGGATTAGCCATATGAGATAACATACCCCATGCTCTACATGGTGGGTGTGCTATAACAGGATAATTTTTACAATATGTTCTAGCATCTCTGTGAATATCATATACATCATATCCATCAAGTTCTTTATAACGGCTATCATCTCTTGCAAATAATACTGCTATCATTGGTAATTAAATAACTTAATAATAACTTTATTAAACCATCTTCTTATCAAATAACTTCTAATAATAGATATTAATGTAAATATGAGACCAATTTGAATTGATTGATTAATAGTAATATTAAATCCAAATAATGGAAGTATGTATATATTAGCAATAAAGTTAATTAAAAATCCTATAATAACATTTACTACTGATTCAATAAATGAATTTAATCTATTTTGCATAATAATTCATGTTTAAAATAAGTCGTGATTAGGAATGTTATTAACTTCAATTACAGGTTGATTCATAGTTCGTGTAGGACAATCTTTGTATTCAAAACTAGCTGTCTCTCTGTTCTTAGATGTTGAGCCTTTAAGAATGCCTTTGCTTTCACCAACTTTACCTAGCTTTCTTGTTAGCTTCCAATCTTTTTCTCTGCTTAAACTATTAATAAAACTTAAAGCTCCTGTAGTAAGTAACACTCTAAAATCTTGTTTGTAGTATATCTCAGATACAGCATTTAAAAACTGTTTGCCAATTCCTATGCCTTGAAAGTCTGGTAATACTACCATTCTATGTATCTTCTTAAAGTTGCAACATTTAGGGTGAGGAAAGTGAGTGATTGCTGCAAACGCTATAGGAAATCCTTTATATTCTAAAGCGTAACAATGACTGCCTCTTAATATTTCATGTGTTAAATAGTGATAGTTAGCAAATGATTTCCATTCGTCAACTGACGCTGTTCTAAGTTGGAATGTAAGTTTTGGTCGTTGCCAAAGTAACCCCCTATTAAAACTTTTTGCATTCGTATCAAATATCCAATCAGGTTGTAACCATTCAATTATATCACTATGACACGATACAGCAATAAATTTATAGTTATTCTTTCTAATAAAGTTACTTACAGCTAGTGAAGTGACTTTAGCTACGTCTCTATCAACAACGCTAGTAAACTCATCAAAGATAACTGTATCATTTTTTTCTAGTAACAATCGTGCTAAATCTACACGCATCTTTTGACCATTAGATAATAGATGATATGGTTTCAACCAATTTAATGGACTTGAAAAACCTACTTTAGTAAGTGACTCAATAATCTTTTCACTTGACAAACTTACATCAAAGTTATCTACAATTGATTTTGATTCGTCCCATTTATGTTCTTTAAACAAGTAAAAGTCTTTAAACTTTTCTTTAGCTATTGTTGTTTTACCTGTTCCACTTTGACCAACAATCAATCCAATATTCCAATCAAAGTTTGTTTCAAAGTTAACCATAAACTCATCTACAATTTCATCAAAACTAATGTCATACATCTTGCATATAAAATTGTTTCGTTCTGTTTTGTCAAACTTTGTTTTTTTAGTAATTACTGTCATCTTTTCTTGCACTTCAAATAAATCATTCATATCTCTCTCCTAAAGTTAATAATCCCACATCCAACCTAAATTAGTTTGTGCCCAAATTTCAATTGAATTTTGATACTCAGTCATGTCGCTTGTAGTTAATTTTGTTGTTGATTTAATAAGCTCTACTGGCATTCCTGCAATTTCAGTTTGATATCTTAAAAACTTGTAACCACAAAGCTCATGAATTTGGTCTTTATCAATTCCTGTATGTCTAGATATACTTGTATACAGTTCCCAAAGACGTTCATTTTGTTCCAGACTGCGATTAAGTTTTGCATCTGTAACTGTTACACGCCAGCGTTTAGTAAAATCAAGAGTCTTGAGCTTTTCTATAAGCTGAGGTAAGTTTTGCTGCGTTAGTGACCATTTTATCATCTCTCCATCCTTTCGTTTTAAATACTTGTCCGTCTTTAGATACAGCTTTATATTGTATATCATCTCCAAAGAGCTTTTTACATTCTTTTATAAAATCGTTTATTGTCATGGTGATTCTCTATAACATAAAGTTTTTTTACTAAACCAAAAGTTGAATGACCCTTCAAATTGTCCATTGCGATTCTTTTGCAAGAAAACTTTTGCATGAGGAATAATCTTAAGTTCATCTTCTGGAGTTTTACCAGCTTCTTCTAATCTCTCACGTTCCCGATTGCGCCACACACAGAGAATATTATCGCAGAGGTTCCGAATATGGCTTGAACCCATGATATTAGTTGGGTCAGGTATCTCATCTTCTGATTTCATTTTCCTTGTATGAGCAACCAAAAATACATGAATATTTAGGTCTCTTACTGTTACTGCCAATTTGTCAACAAATAGTTTCTGAGCTTCTAAGGACTCTTCACTAATGTCACTCATTTTCATAAGACTGTCAATCACAAATACCTCGCAACCCAAGATGTGTTTTCCGTAGGTAAGAGTGGCTATCATATCGTCTGAAGTAGTAACTCCTGTTTGGTCGTAAATATAAAGTTTTTCAGCAGCTCGTTCACAAAATTTGCGTATGTAATCGTCTGTGGGTTCTGCTGAACCTAAAGTCTGATTTATCATGCGACCAAGTGTTAATACAGGCCTCATTTCCAAAGAAGCAATTAAGCATTTTGTATCTTGTCGCATCAAAGCTAATATAACTTGTGACAACCACATAGATTTGCCATGTCCTGATACACCTGTAAGTATGGTTAATTCTGAATTTCTAACACGAAATCCATCTTCTGTTTTAACCCAACCTAAAGACTTTCCTGAATTAATTTCTTCGTTAAAGTATTTTATAACGTCTTCTGTAAACAAGTCAGTTGATTTTACTTTGAACTCAGCATGAGAATAACCATCATTGTAAAACTCTTTAATTGTTTCTTGACTTACTGTGAGTTTATCAATGACTTCGCCAAGATTCATATTCCACCTTCCCATGCTTTACGAATCTGTGGAACATCACCATCATTCCAACGTTCTTGATTAAGAAGTGTTAATGGGGCAGGTGAGAATCCATCCTTCCAAGATTGTGTATCTTTCATTTTCTTAACATAACTTATAACTTCATCTGCTATTGCATCAAGATTTTTATTTGCCCATCTCTCTAAACAAGTTTTCTTATTTACTTTACGAGTTGTAGGATACATTTCCCAAAATTCAGAAAATCTATTGGTCGTTTTAACGACATATATATTCTCTTCTCTTCTCTTTATCTTCTCTATGCTAGCAGGTTGATAATCTTTTTCTAGCCAACCTCTAGTAAATAATTCATTTACTATTTTGTCAACAAAATCAATAGAGTAGTGAAGTCTAAAAGCTATCTCAAAATTATCAGGTAAAATACCGTCACTTTCTGAACCTAAACACCATAACTCTACTAAAACAGCTTTTTGTTCAAAAGACAACTTATGAATTTCAATATCATTTATATAATCTGTACCATAAAACTTGAACCAAGTCATTTTTTTTTGATAACGTGGGTTTTTAGCTTTATAAAGATTGAACTTTTCCCAATTCTTAATTTTATACATAACTCTCCTTAAAATAGACATTCTTCATATTGTGTCAAATCTAACACAGTTTTTGCTCTAGGAACGACTTTTAGCTTACAATCAGGTCTATTCTCAAGAAACCATAGAGCAGAAGCCTTGTTACTAAAGGCTCTTAGTGGTTTTCCATCAAATTCGTCTAAAATGATAAAGCGTAAGTATTCCATAGAAAAGAACACTATCATAGAAAAAAGTGCTTGTAAACTACTTTTTTGCTAGTTTTTTGCTATTTTTTGACTATTTTTTGACTAAAAAGTGTTGACAGACGTTTTTTAATCAGTAAAATGATTATTGTAGTATTTAACTTTAGGAGAGAAAAAATGAAAAAAGTAAAACAAGTGTATGTAGGTAAAGCTGATAAATGTTTTTGTGGTTGTTCAGGTAAATGGTTTGATGCTAATAAATCTGACGATTTAACAGGCTTTTTAAAAGGTATTCAAAAGTTTAATCAACTTGGTGTAGATAATGGTGATGACTCTTGGGACGTATCAAATCCAGATAGAAATAATATAGTTGTTGCTTTATATTATCAATAAGGAGAGAAATATGAGTATAAAAACAATGATAGTAATAGCAGTAGCATTTTGGGTTTATGTATGGCTATGTTTACAAATCATGGGTAAGTTAGCAGGTGCAATATGAGTAAATATATTATTTGCTTTATGATAATTTTTATAGCATACTTCACATGGAGAATTATATGTTAGAACATATAGCAGATATTCTTAAACGATTGAATGACGAACTTAAATTAGATAACGATAAATGGGAGAGAGAAAATGTCACAACAACAACATTACGACCAGATAATGATGCAACAACATCAACAAGAGGAGAGAGTAAAGATGAACTATAACGAACTACGTAAGATTAATGTATCAGACCATATTGAGAAAAAGAATGGTCTATCATATCTATCATGGGCTTGGGCTGTAGACACGCTTCTACAGCAAGACCCAACTGCTACATGGACTTATGGTGAACCTAAACAATTTGGTGAAACACTTATGGTGTTTTGCACAGTTCACGCTTTTGGTAAATCTATGACTTCACAATTACCTGTGCTTAACTTTAGAAATCAAGCTATAGTTAACCCTGACGCTATGGCAGTTAATACAGCTATGCAAAGATGTTTAGCTAAAGCTATTGCTTTACATGGCATAGGTTTATATATCTATAGTGGTGAGGACATTCCAGAGTCAGAACAACCAACTTTAAAAGCTGTGTCTAGTAAGGACTTTCTATGATAGAGCAACGCACAGAAGAGTGGTTTCAGCAAAGATTGGGGAAGGTCACGGCTAGTCGTATTAGTGATGTAATAGCTAAGACTAAAACAGGTGTGTCTACATCTCGTCAAAACTATCTTATACAGCTTGTATCAGAACGATTAACAGGAAAGAAAGGTGATAGCTTTGTTAATCAAGCTATGTTAGACGGGATAGAAAGAGAAGATGCTGCAAGAAAACTGTATGAAATAGAAAAAAACATATCTGTTTCAGAAGTAGGGTTTTTTGAGCATCCTATTATTTCTATGAGTGGTGCTAGTCCAGATGGTGCAGTTCATGCAGAAATTGAAGGTAAGTATGCAGGGCTCATTGAAATTAAGTGTCCCATAGAGACTACGCACACAAACACCTTAATGAGTAAGTCTGTTCCAAGTAAGTATTTACCACAGATACAATGGCAAATGGCTTGTGTAGGTGCTAGATGGGTGGATTTCGTGAGCTATAATCCAAATTTCCCTGATGCAATGAAAATTTTTATAGCAAGGGTTGACAGAGACGATAGTTATATAGCAGAATTGGAAGCTGAAGTAATTAAGTTTCTAGATGAAGTAGATGCAACAATTTTAAAACTAAAGGAGTAGTATATGGCTGAGTATGATAAAACAAACACGTTTACCTTAAACAAGAATGATAAAGGTGATAATCCTAAACGACCAGACTATAGAGGAAAGTTAAATGTAGATGGTATTGAATTTACTTTATCAGGTTGGGTTAAAGAAGGTCCTAATGGTAAATTTATTGCTGGTGCTGTAGCAATGGTTGCAACGGATGAAAGACTTAAACCTGCTGTTGAAGGTGCAGATGAGGACGTTCCTTTTTAGGAGCATCCTCATTAGCATAATAACTATTTGTTCATTACGTACATAGTTACTTCAAAGCCAAAACGCATTTCTGTAGCTGCTGGAGTTGTCCACATAATATTTTCCTTAATAAATATATCATGCTTAATTGCACAATATAATAGAATTATACGCTTGTGTGAGTTTACTAGACACAAGATAATCATGAAAGGTCTATAATGGATATTCAGTCTTTAGAATTAGATGTTGCATGTTATGCTACTGCTGTGTATCATGAGGTCAATACAAGAACACTAGAAGAAAAGGTAGGTGTTATAAATGTCATACGCAATAGAGTTCGTGATGGTCGTTGGGGTAACTCTGTATGCTCTGTTGTTTACGCTTCTGGCCAGCTTATTGGGGTTACGGATGAAAGTCATTTACCCGTTAATGAAAGGGCGTATCTGAAGACTAAACTTTTGGTTATTGATACGATTATTCATAATAAATATGCTAACCCAGTTGCAAATGCTTTATATTTTCATGATGACTCAATACCGCCAAAGAAATCATGGTTCGGTAAAAGCAAAAAAAAACACATAAAAAGGATGGTCTTTTATTAATGAAAACTCCACTAGCTTACTTATATGAAGAATTTTGTACTAAATCTGGTGACCTTAAAAAGTCTTACTTATGGTCATTCCATCCTAATCAGCTTTCATATTTAAACGACCTAAAGAATACAACGCATCATATTAAGATAACCCCTTTATTTGCAGGTGAGCCTGTAGAAGAATATAAAGGCATATCTAAGTACGATAGTAAGAAATTAACGGAGGCACATGGTGGACTCTAAACCACTTACGCAAGAAGAGATTATAAAAGCATATAAACAAGCATTTGGAAAAGGTGACCAACTTGTCACACTTGAAAAGATATTTAGATTTGCTAGACTAATTGAAGAAATACATGGAGTAAAAGATGTACACTAAACTAGATGACCAAAGACAAGCAAAGTTTATTGTTAAGTATATGCAAGAAAACCCTAATTGCAGCATAAAACAGATTATTCAAAAATGTGTGACGAATAGAGTTAGATTGAAATATTTAGAAAAACAAGGCTATTTTAGTTTGCCTAAATGGACTTATAAGAAAGAATTAGATAATCGTTTTAAGAATAGAAAATATGTTTCTGTAACTATAGGAAGAGAGTATGGAAAATGGGAAGAGCAGAAAAGATATTAGATGTAGTAGTATGGTTGTTAATTGTTAGTGGTATAGGTTGGTTTTTTTATGGTTGTTATCAGTTAATTGATTTATTTTTTATAAGGGGATAGTTATGGTAGATATGGTAAACAGACCTCCACACTACTTAATCGGTGGTATAGAGGCTATAGATGTAATTAAAAGTCGTTTAACTAAAGAAGAGTATATTGGTTATCTAAAAGGATGTAAGTTAAAGTATGATTTACGTTATCCATTTAAAGATAATCCACAACAAGATTTAGAAAAGTCTGATTGGTATAAGAATAAGCTATTACAAGCTACTAGAGATGAAGATGCTGTAAACCCACCTGAAGTGGAAGCTATCTTAGAAAGATTTGATGATGAGTAAAACGTATTGGGTATTTATTGTGGTATTAGCTGCATTAGCTATTTGGGGAACAGAACAGGTTATGGCTCAAACTACTACTATTCTTGCACCTGATGGGTCTGTAACCGTCTGTCAGGTAAGTGGTGGTGTGATTATCTGCGTCTAGTCATCCATTGGTGTTAATTCACCATAGATAGCTAGTTCTTCACCACTAATTTCTATCATGCTATCGTCATCTAATGTGATGACTATAGTGCTATCGCCATGTAATGCTTCACAAGATACAATCACTCTGCCTAGCATGTGATTACATATTATTTCTACTTCTGACCGTTGCATAATTGTCCTAAGAAACATGACCATTCCAACGCCCATTCTCTTTTAATACCATAGGCATTAGCTTTGGTTGACCGTTAATAATAACTCCACAACCTACAATAAAACGACTTTTAAAGTTTTTAGCATAATCAAATGCCATAGACTTTTGATGTATTAAACATCCTACTTGCATACCCCAAATAAGAGCATCTGGGTTACTGTAATAACCAATACTGAATTTAGTATGATAGTGACCCTGCACCGTATTCATTCCATACTGCTGGGCTACCTTTAAAACGTCAGCAGATAGACCATGAGTAAAGAAACATCTAGAGTTATCACTTAGGGTTATGGTGTGGTCATCTACCCATTCCCAGCCTTTGCCAACGCCTAAGAACTCATTGTAATGCTTTAGATAGGCTTTAGGCATACCATACTTTAATGCTCTACGATAAACTAAGGAACTATGGTTAGAATGAACCAAAACCATCTTAGGAAATATCTTTTCTAATTCTTTGACATGCTTCTTAGACTCTTCTAATTCATGTCCAGCAGAGTATAAGTCTGGGTTATGTTCGTGCATAGAGATAGCATGTTGGTCTAGCTCATCACCTATGTTGACTATATGGTCAAACTTGTATTTAGTTTTAAGTGCTTTGAGAAACGCAAATGCGTCAGGATGATGATATGGTATGTGAAGGTCGCTGATTACTAATACGGATTTATATTTCAAGTAACTCTCCTATCGTTGAGATACTTTATTATATACCCAAAAACAATTTGCGTTCATCTAATCTTCTGTTTTGTAAACCTTTTAATATCTTGCCACCAGCTCTACAATATTTAACTAACGACTCCATAGCCGCTTCTTTATCGCCACGTAACAACGCTTGACGGATGGTGCTT